AACGTTTTGTTAAAACAAATTTTATTTTAAAATTAAATTACATAGAATAAATATTTATATTACTAAAAATTTATTTATTTTTATTTATAATCAAATTTAGACAAATTCAATAATATTAAAATATTAAAAATATTAAATCATTTAATGTTAATAAATGATTTAATTATAATAGAAATATATATTATTTATTCGAAATATATAAACATTTTTTTATTTAATATTTTGATGCAATAATTTCAACAGAAATATTCCAGAGAAATTAAATGATTTATTATTTTATAAATGATTTAATAATAAATGAAATATTTATACAAGAAACTCATTCATAAAAATAATTCCTTTAGAATATATTTTAATGAAATTAAATGATTTATGAAATTAAATGATTTATAAATTTAATTACAAAAGTTTATTAATTAAAATGGACATAATTGAAAAAACTTTGTTTTTTATTTTTTCAGAAAATATTTTAGAGTTTATTTTAAATATTTTTCTTATGGAAAATTATGGCGAATTTAGATTAATGATAAAATTTATGAACAATTCCACATTTAATTTCATATCATTAAAAAATATATTCATTTCAGCACTAATGGAAGAAATGTTGTTTAGAATACCTTTATTATTATTAGCAAAATCAACAAAATATTATATAATTAGCAAATTGTTTATTAACACAATATTTACCTTATGTCATTATCGGAATTCAATTTATATAAAAGAAATCATTATTGAAAAAAAATTAAAATTAAATTTCATAAAACAAAATTTTATTTTATTTTGTTCTGTTTTTTATTCTGGATTCATTTTATCAGATATTGCATTAACAGAAGGATTTATTATTAAATCTACAATTATTCATTTTTTGTATAATTTGTTTAGTTCATTTATTTTTTAAATAAAATTGATATAAATTCATTTAATAATTATGTTTAAATCATTTCATAATATTATTTTTGCAAAATAAATATTAATTTCATTTAAAAATATTACAAAAAAATTATTTTTTTTAATATTGAATTTACTTTTATTAATCAGTTAGATTTTAATAAATATAAATCTATATTTATATTCATGAATTAGCAACTTTTATAGAAATAAATTTATTTAATATTTATAAATCATTTATTTTCGATAAAATATAATTCTAAGTAAAAATTTATTTCCTAAATTTTTTTGAATATTAATTTTATTTGTAATTATATTAATAAATTTAATTTTATTATAAATGATTTAAAAATAAATGATTTATTTATTAAATAGAAATATTGTAATTAATGTTTCAATATTTCATTTTTCCAAAATATATTATAATTGAAATAAATGATTTCATAAAATATTTATTTTATTAAATAAATGATTTATTTACTTTAATATTTATAAATGATTTAATTATTTTAAATGATTTAAAAATAAAGAATTTCAAGTATTTTTGTTAAAACCAAAATGGAGATTGTTCCGGAAACCAATCTTATTAAAATAAAAGAAAGAGTGCAAAAATCCTTCTTAAATTTAAAAACGAATTTAAAAGAAGAACATATTAAACATTTTATATCAAATCCAGATGTTTTTATTTCAAAATTGCAAAAATTTGAATTTTGCGAATTAGAAAAAGGAGTTTATTCAATCAATTTCGATAAAAATACATATGATATTGGAGATTCTTTTTTATTAGCAATTTCTCCTTATTCTGAAATACATTTATTGATTGAAAAAATGATACAACTTCATTTCCTAAAGGAATTAATTCTATTTTTTCAAGGATTCTATACTGAAAAAAATCAATCAAATATTTATAATGCATTCAATATAATTTCGCAAATTGAATCAGATGCAGATAATTTTACAATATCAACAGCAATACATTTTCGAATAGGAACATTAACTGAGGAAGAATCCAAATCTTTTAAAATTTCATCGATTTTAAAAGAATATATTTATGCTTTTTTGAAAGGTTGTGAAATTGGAGATAAATCAAAAAATGGGATAATTAAAACTATTTCCTATATAAAATTAAATTCATATTTAAAATGGACATTACGATATGCATATATGGGAAAATTCATAGTAGATAATCGATCTTTAGGATGGAACGAAATATTAAAAAATATTGATAAATTCTTATCAACTTCATGTATTTTAGAAATATCAAATTATGGAAAATTTGATGCTAAAATTGAATCTATTGACTTGGAAGATCTTGAAACAAAAAGAGGAATTTGTTGTTCATATGGAAATAAATTACTCAAATGTGATATTGATGTTAATTTGTTATTGAAAACAATTTCAAATTGTAATTGGGATGATATTCCAAATGAATATAGAAGATTTATAGAAAATAATTTAAACAATTTTGAAAATTCATTTAATAATGGATTTTATTCATTTTCAATATCTGAATAAATCATTTAACTATAATAAATTAATTTACAATAGCGAAAACAATAAAAACAATAAAAACAATAAAAACAATATTTTATTGTAATAAATCATTTGAATTTAATAAATCATTTGAATATTTTATTATTATTTTCTCAGATAACTTATGAAAAAAATTATACAATTGGGAACTGGATATTGTGGATTAGTTTATATAAATACTTATTTTTTTGGTTCTATATATTATACTCTTAATTGTATAATTCCCGAGAGATCTAAAACAATTCAAGAAAGATTTAAAAATAAAAATATGGATTTGGAACATTTACAACAAATTGAAAAAGAATTAACAGAAAAATGCAAAGGATTTGCTAAAAAGATGAAGATTTCGAAATGGAGATATAAAAACATTAAAGTAGAATTAGATTTTAATAATCCAAAGAATGGAGAATTTCAAATGTTTTCAAATACTATTCTCATTGGAATAGAAAATTTAGATAATGAATCTTTAGATTTTATATTAGCACATGAAATTGGACATGTAAAAGATATTTATTTAAATTTTCTTCCAAACTTTATGATACCAAACATTTTATTAAGAAAAAGAGAATACAAAGCAGATTTATTAGCTGCAAAAATTGGATTTCATGAACAAGCAATCAAATATTTTAGCCATGAAAATCACCCATCTTATTACACAACTTATGATACTCACCCTTCGACTTATAATAGAAAATTAAATATCATGAAATTTATGGATAAAAATAAACTTTATCTCCAATAAGTTTTTGAAAAATATTCTATATCATTTTTCATTGATTCGCCTTTAAATCACATCTTAATTATATTAATTAAGAATTCACGAAATTTTTCATTTATTTTCTTTTCATTATTCTTATTTTAATTCATCAATTTCTTCATTTAATTCCTTTACAATAGATTCTATTGTTTTCTGTCCAGAATTATCGTTATTTTTCTTCATTATTTAAATTAATAGTGCCAAAAGAGATTAAATGATTTATTCAAATGTTTTATAAATGATTTAAATATTATTAAAGAATTTATCAAATAAATTCTTAAAATGTTTGCTGAAGTGAATCTTCGAGGTTTTGGTGGTTCTCAACCAAATCCACTTAATAATGTTATTTCTGAAATAATCGAGAAACAAAAGAAAATAGAAACACAAATGTTTAAACAGATTTTAATTTTTCTTGAAAATAAGGATAAAAATACTATAGAAAATTTAGATGAAAAAGAAGAATTTGTAATTCAAAATTGTTTGAAAAAATTCAATGACGATTTGAAAATGCAGAGGATTAGATATCAATTTGATCTTGATGGAATAAATTTGAATATTTTTTGGTCAAGAGAAAATGTTGGATTTCAACTCAATAGACCTCCATCCAATTATTGTAGTCATGAATCTACACAAATAGCTCAAATTTTAAGAAAGAGACAAACTGATATTGAACAAAATGTTTCAACCTTTTTGTCAAAATATATTGCTCCAATTTTTGATGAAGGATCGTATAAATTTGTTTCTCAATCAGAAAGAGAATTATTATCATCTGAAATAGAAATGGCATTAGCAACAATTAATGAAGATCTTGAAATGAAAAATTTATTTTATGAATTCAAATACAAAAAAGGAAAAATTTATTTTGATGTAAAAGGAAAAATTTATTTTGATGTAAAAGATTAAATTGTTTTTATATTTATTTAAAAAATAAATTCATTAATCTCAAAGAGATTAAATCATTTAAAAACTCGACATGAATTGTTTTTACAGATCTTCAATTAAAAAGATGCAAAATTTGCAAGAATACATAAATGTTGCACAAAATCAACGGCCCGATTTAGACATGAATTCTTCTTTGTATAAACCAGCAATTTATGAAATCATTAAATTAAATGGAGAAAATCTTTCAAAACCATTTCAAGTTTTGCGAAATGAAATGAATTTTGGATACCGAGATAGATTTGAAATTGGAGAAATGATAAGAAATCTATTATTTGAGAATGAAAAATGGAAATATAGTAGATTTATTATTATTGAAAAAAATAAATGAGTTTTTAAATTTGTAAATATATTAAATGATTTAATTCCTTCGAAATGTTTTATAAAATCAATATATCGATAAAAAAATAATGAGTGATCAAGATTCATTAATTAAAAGATTGGAAGCTGAAAGAAAAGTTGAAGTTCGAAAAGAAGCTGGAAAATATTTATGGAGTAAAGAAGCTGATGAAAGTTTAGAAAAATAAACTTCCTGAATATATATCATCTCCATTTGTTATATCAACAAAAAAAGATTCAAAAATGATTTCTTAAATTTATTTCTTCAAATTAGTTTGCATTAGTTTCTATTATTTATTTAAATAAGATTTATTATAAATTGATTGTAATAAAATAAAAACATATTTTTATATGAAAATAAATGAAATATGATTATTTTTTAATTGAAAATTTTAATATTATTTTAAAAATTCTAATAAATTTGCATAATAAAAATTTTATTAATATAATATTCAAATATAAAAAATCATTAAATAGATTGTTTATACATCTCTAATCTCACTTTATTAATTTACATAGGTTTTTGGATAAAATTATTTTTAAAGATTTTTCAAAAATGATCTAAATAATAATATTATTAATTTTTTATCTAATAAATTAAAATCATCTCTCAATATCAAAATTTTAATGTTAGATAATATCCAATAATTACAAACATTCCTTAATTCATTCGAAATAGGATATTTTTGCAATTCTATAGACATTTCCCAATTTAATTTGCATTTTAATAAATATGATTCGCAATGCTCTTTAAGTTGATCAAATTGATATTTATCTGAAATTCTCAAAACTGTTATTACATTATTATCAAATAATTTATATTTTAATGGTTCATATAATAATGCTAAAACTAAGGAAAAATCTTTAAATGAATCTCCTTCCAAATTTATTTTTGATTCATTAGATTCTTTCATTCCATTTTCAAACATTGCCTTAAAATATTTTGACCATATTTTTAATAAATCTCTATGTGTTCTCAATTCTTTTTCTTCAATAATTATGGAAATATTTCCAAAATCTTTTGTTTCCCAAGGACGAATATCCATTTTTTGAATTTTTTTAGTTTGTGTTTCAGTTTCTTTCAATTCAATATTTCTATAAAATTAAAAATTATTTCTAAAATACCTTTTTAAATTTGCATTATTACTCATTATTTTTTATAAATTATTTTAAATATTTTTTGATAGATTTAGTCAATTAAAAGCAAAAATTTTTTTAAAAATGGAATATAAATTAAAATTTATTCATAAAAAAATTTTTATTGCAGAAAAATTCATTTATTTATATTTTTTTCAAAATATGTTTTTATATTTGGTGTAAATGAATTTGAACTTTCACCACAAACAATCTTTTTAATTTCTTCTTTGTTTAAAACCAAAACTTCTTCGACTTCTTTTGGATCAATTTTAAATTTTAACGACGAAAGTTCACCAATCGCTAAAATCTTTTCGTAAACAATCATTACAGTAAATACTCCATTAGGACAAGAAATAATACAACATTTTAATTGTAAATCCCCAGTTATTTCAACACCTAATTCTTCAAATATTTCTCTTTTCGCAGATTCCATTGGATCTTCAGATACATTGTCCTTTATCTCGACAAAACCTCCTGGAAATCCAAGTTTTCCAGGAAAAACTTTCATTGATTTACTTCTTTTTTCCAAAATATATGATTCTCCATCAGTGATAATTCCAAAAGAAGATAAACTAATTTTTTTGCAATCTTCTGAAGGTTTACCAGTTGTAAAAAGAATAGGAATCCCATTTGGATTTTGTTTTAATTCGAGAGAAAGAGTATTTATATTATATGAGATATCATAATAAAAAATTCCATTTTCTTTAAATGGCGATTCATTTGGTTTTATTTGTTGATTATCAACAAACATTTTAATTTCAAGATATTGTTTTTTTATAGTTGTTTCCATGTTTTTGTATTAATCCTTTTGAATATGCTCAAGCAATAAAATATAAATTTAAATCAATAAAAGTTTTAAATCATTTAAAAATATTAAGGTAATAATAATTTATTGAGAAATTTTATAAATCTGAAATGGATATTTATAAATCTAAAATGGATATTTATAAATCTAAAATGGATATTTATAAATTATCTTTACAATTGAATTCATACAAAAATCCATTACGATCAACAAAAGATTGAATTTTATAAGTAAGAAAATTATTATTCGAATTATGAAATAGTAAAATTTTTTAACATATCAACAATATTTATATTTTTAGTTGCAGCTGCATTAAGAAGAGGTTTTAAATTTTCAGAAAGTTGTTCTATGGAATTTAAGGAAGTAAGCTTTGTCATCTACATACACCAAATAAATAATTGCTTTTAATAATAAATACTAAAGAAATAATACATTTTTACAGCATCCGATTTATCTACGCAAACATTTAAAATAAATGCACCATCATCTGTTGTTCAAACTAATTATGTTTGGTTTGTCCAACCAAATTCAGTAGCATATCCAAATCTTCAAATAATATCAGTTTTAGCAACAAGTTCTGGAGATGGAAGTATAATTACTGTATCATATATAAGCGGAACAGACGTTAATGTAAATGTATCAATATTTGCTTTTTATGCAAATTCACCTGGAACAATGACATTATCAGTAATTGTTTAAAAAATTATATATCATTAATAAAATAATTTAATCCTAAATATTTTAAAAATTTTGAATTATTGTCTTTGACATAGTTTAATAATTGTATGAAACATATATCAAGAAAATCAAAAATATGATCTTCACAAAATTAACATTGAATTTTAATTAAATATTTTATATTTATATAAATAAAATTATTAAATTGATATTTTGAGAAATAATTTAAAAAAGGAAATAATTGAAATTTGTTTTAAAATTTTATAATATCTTAATAAAGAAATCATATTACATAATGAAATGTTGAACAATATCCTTTGGAAAATAATTTCTCAAAATCCAATATTTTTCAAAGTCAAAATTACTTTTATAAATAGTTGTTTTGAGTTGATTATCAAAAAATCTTAAAGAAATTTCATTAGAATTAGTTTTAGTAAGATTAATTGATTTTGAAATAATGTCAGATCTTGGGATTTGATATTTTCCAACTTTGATATCGCAATATATGAATGGAGATTCTATAATTTTTTGTTGAAGTGATCCTATTAAATTTTCATTCACAATTTTGATTTCTTTTAACAAAATTTGCAATTCGCTATTTAAATTTGTTCCAGAAATTTTTCCATTTTGCAATACCAGAATTTTAGAACATTCAGTTTCCATATATTTCATAAATTGTTTGAAAGTCATTTTTTGACAATCATCAAAACTATTTAAATTTTGGTTATCATATTCATCTTCAGCGGAGCTTGCACATTGAAGTAACGTAAAAGTATCAACATTTGGTAGAAGTAACATTGCAGAAACAATAAATTCCATTGTCGGATTTATATAAGTCAATTCTTGACCTATAAACCCGAAAGCATTATCCCAGGAATCTTGAAAAAATATATTTTCTCTAAAAGTTGGTATAACTTGAATGCAAATATCATTCAATTGTAGCAATAAATGAATTTTT